CGCGCCCATCTACGGTTCCAGAAACAGACAGATTGCCGGTAACACTTGCGCCCGTAGACGAAACCGTAACCTTGTCAGATCCACCGTGCTGAAGCCTGTTTAGATCATCAGCGACAGCCGTAATAGAAACGGTTGCCTGACCAGCAAGTGTGATCGCATTATTGCTATTACTGCTCTCTGTTGGGGATCTGGTTAGTGATGTGCCGCTACTGCTATATGTGCCTGTGCCAATCTCAAAATTCGCACCTTCCTCAATAACGTATTGGACAACATCACCATTTGAAACACCCGCCGCTGCGAATGTCTGAAAACCATTGGACGCGGAACCTAAAGTGACAGTTCCGCTTCCAGTAGTGGCGGTTGTCATCTTGGCTCTGTTAAACAATTTAGCCATGATGATTTACCTTTTATGTAAGTGTCAGAATGCCGTTTGTGCCGATATCAACAGTGAATGTGTCACCATCGTTAAGCACCAAACTTGCCCCATAGTCATAATAACCAATCACTGGATCTGCCGGTGATGTTGGCGTGTCATTGTACACAACGATGTAGCGGAATGCCGCCACAGTGCCGCCGCTGGCAGTCAGAGTTAAATCATCTGCGCTCAATTTATATGTACCAGATGCTTGTGTACTGGTGACATTTGCCAATGTGCGAGATGAAAGATTTGAATATGAAATCTCAGTAATATTTGCCAAAACGCCATTGCCATCAGCGGCAACATTTGTGCCTGATGTCGGATCGGTGTTTGACAGAGCTACTTTTAAAGTATCGCTGTCAAGATCCATAGCGTTTGCCAAATTTACAACAAAGTCATTGACCTTTGTAAAGCTTGCCATGTTTAGTAACTCCTAATTTGAATACGCCGACCCGCGCCAGCAGTCTTTGCCTTTTCGCTCTCAGCATTTATACCATCTATTGCGCTTTGATACAATGAAGTCCAAACGGCCAACCTTCCATCGTCACCCAAAAATGGCGCTGTCTGCATCAATGCTCCGAACAGGTATGCGTCTTGATGCTTTTCCAGAACCCAATTTGATGTATTGCTGTCACTTAGAGCGGGAATATCTGAATAATAAACCATCTCAAAAGTATAATCTGCATCAGGTTTCGGGAAAACTTCTATCGTACCATCTACGATAGCATAATACTTTGGTTTTGCGCTCGCATCTTTTGCAGCCTCACGCCGCTCTGCCAACTCACCAATCCCAATCACTTCTAAATGAAGCGGATCTGCGCCCGTCAACATGGTTCTGATTGGCTCTAAGAAATCGCTAGGCAAAGCTGTATATTGAGTATCAAGCAATGCAGTGCTGCGCCGCTCCATACGCCAGTGGCGCACTTTGCGCTGCATATCTGCTTCTGCCAAGGCAATGAATGTATCTAATGACTGGGCTATATCTTGCTTGTTTGCATAAGCTAAGATCGCATCTTGCAACGTGGCATAAGATGTAATTGCCATTTAAAAGCCTTACCCCGCGACAGATGCCAAAGCCGATTGCTGCGCTGCCGCAACATCAGTGGGCGCTGATAAAGAAAACCCTGCCATCTTCATATCATCTAAGGCAAGCGTTTGCTGCGATCTCACTGCCGCCATCACCTGTTGGCTTACAGTGTTATTAAATACTGCGTAGCGGGCATCATCCATTAAGAATGGCGTTGCATGAAGCAAGCTGGTGTAAAGATAAATATGCGGGCTATCTGTCAACAACCAGTTTGTTGTGTTGCTATCGGACAAAACTGGCAATCTTTGATAATAATCCAAATCCAAAGATCCAGATGCCGGTGTCGGAGTGACCACTATATCACGGCCAACAATTGCGTAAAATCTAGGATTTGCGGTGTTTCTTGTGCGCGTTCTGCGTAGCATTGTAAGCTGCTGCGGTGTAATTTGCTCTAATGGCTCATCCTCAGATGACGCTACTTGCGCGTACACAATCTCTAAAGCGTCTGCTGGCAATGTAGCGCGGCCACTCGTAATTGCTATAGATGTTGATTGCGTAACCATATCAGCAGATCGCAGAACATCATTCAACGTGCTTTCAGCCAACCGAATAAAATCAGGTATCTTTTGGTCAAGATCGGCGCGGTTTAGCCAATCGCCAATCGCAGTTTGTAACTCTGCGTAAGTTGTGATCGCCATGTAACTCTCCTAAGATTGGCTTACTTTTATCATACTTTAGCTGAGAACCCAAGGTTAAACGCTTTTTGCGTAATATGCGTTTTCTTCTCGCTCAACAACTTTTACTAAATAACGCTTCTGCATTGTGCCGGTAGGCTTTTCACTCACTACATCAATGCTTTTATAAAATGGGTCACTGCGCATTAAGCCCAGCCCCATATCATCAACTTCTATCTCATATACTGTCATTTTTTTATGCTCTCTAGGTATTCCACCAATGACATCATTTCTTGCCCTAACGGTTGAACCTCTTGCGGGATCACTTCGTTAAATTGAGTATATACGTCTGGCCTGTATTTTCTATTGCTAAGACCCAAGTATTTAGCCTCTTTTGCTAAACTCATGGCCCTGCCTTGCACCATCAGGTTGACCTCATACGGTGTAAATTTCTTATCAAACTCCGCTAATCTGTCCATAACTTCTTCACGCGCTAAAGGCATAAACCTTTTTAAATCCTCAGACACATCATAGAAAGCTTCTTCATCAGCCGTTGTTTTATGGACAACATCACCTAAACCAGTTTCGGGAGAGTAGTTTGATGTTCCAAAATAAGATTGTGGCGGGTAAGGGTCATAAATTACCTCTGGTACTTCACCATACTTTGATAACCTCGTTCCATATGCCAACTCACGCTCCATACCGCGAATATTGGGATTGCTCAGATGTTGCAATGGGTCAATAACTGGCCGCACTTCGTCGGAGTAATGAAACAAATCAAGCAAGCCTTTTGCTAACTGTGAAGCTTGCCGTAAACCTTTTCTCATTATCTGCCCCACTTCTTAATAATTTCGTCTAGCTCATCACGCTCAATGCCTTTGGGCATACCCTGTGGATCTACAGCCCAATCTGGCAGCAAACCGGCTTTCTGATCGGCAAACACTGTGTCAGCGCCTAAAGCGGTAGCATTCTGATCTGCAAATGGCCCGCTATTTAACCAGCTATTTTGACCGCGTGTTTCAGTTGTCATAGCCTTTCGGGCTTCTGGACTAAACATCCTGCTATGCTCTAACCAAGCGCGTTCTTCACCTTTTGCTCTAAACTGCGGGTTTCCTGCGCCTAAATGCCCAAACATATCATGCACAACGCGGAAAGCGTCATTAGCAACAGCATCTTCTTTATCGCCAACCTGACCTACAAAACCTAATAACGGGTTGTCTGATGCATCAAATTCGCCAGATCCGTAGCCAAAGTCAGTAGGAAATACAGTCAATTCCTTGTTTTCCACAACATCCTGATAACCCATCGCGGGACTTTTTGCATATGGATCTGTCTGGCCTTCGCGCAAAAACTTAAAATCTATTCCCGTATCTCTTAGCGCTTCATACTGCGCCATAGTTTCGTTTTTAAGAGCCTCATATGCTGCTTTTACATCTGGGTTGTCTGGATCGTGCTTCATGCGCTCATACGCTGCTGCGATATATTTGGCCCGCTGCTGATCTAATTCTGGGTATTCAATATATTCTGGAATATCTATGCCAGCTTCATTCATATAATTGCGAGATGCGCTCTGCACTTCAGCAATTGGCCTAGAAGAAAATCTGCCTTCATCTGGAATACCTACTGCTGCCGGTCTGCCCTTTTCTGGCAAATTCATAACATCAGGGTTTCCCTCTAATGTATCGCCAAGAAGATATGGCCGTGATCTCTTGACCATAGAACCAAACTCACCAGCTTTATCTATTAATCCCGCAAAAGGTGCGGCAACCATTTCTAATGGCGCTTCATTCTGCATTGCCAATAAATCACGACCCAATCTATCGCTTGAACTTTCGCTGAGATTAAATGGGAAACCTTCAGCAGCAGATTGAATTGCACCTGTAGTAACACCTGTTGCGGCTCTGTAGGCTGGCTCAATCGCGCTTACGGCTCGCAACAGACCGTATAAAGGATTAAATGAACCTTGCCCAATCTCTCCAATCTCATCCAATTCAGCTAAAGCGCGTTGCGTTGTCTGCCTACCAATACTTTCACGCGGGTCACGGTACTCTGGCCGTAAAGCGCCTTTATTTTGCAAAAGAAAATCTATAAAACTTGCCATTTTATCTTTCCGACAAATATCTAAACAAACCGCGAGCAAACCCCATTTTAGTTGCGGGGCTTACGCCAGAATGCAAAAGGGTTTTTAGCGTATCCATTCCGACAGTAAGGTTGCTTTTATCTGGATCTCTAAAATCGTCTAATTGATTTCTGAAATAATCCTCACCCGCTTCTGGCGTAAGGTCATACATACTACCAGCAAATAAACCTTTTTTTGGCCCCTTATCTGTCATTTTTGACATCATATAAGTTTCTTGCGGCCCAGCAGGAATTGATTGCAACCTTTCTACTGCGCGTTTTAGTGTGGCTTCACCGTACATATGACCCTCAACGCCATCTTCTCTAGGACGATAAGCATTGAAAGTATCACCTGTTATTTGTGCGTAAAGATCCCTGTAGCTTTCGGCCATCTAGCACTTCCACCTTTTACGCGCAGCCTTGCCCCGTTCACCCGTCCATCCCTGTGATCTGGCGCAGAATGACTTTTTACGGGCTTTCTCTTTCTTCGTCTTTGGGCTAGGCGCAGGAGCCTTGAGATTGCTCCCTGTGGCCTTGTTATATTTTGCCCTACCCTTAGCCGTTAAACCACCGCCACGCTTTACAGACAGCTTTTCTCCGCGCCCTACGGATAAGCTTGGGCCAGACTTTCGGCTTTTAGGTTTTGCTTTTGTCATAATTTAAATGGCCCGCCAAGCTCATATAAATCTATAAGTTGAGTAGCATTAGGAGACATTAAAATTTCATTAAATTTTTCTTCTCCAAGCTCTTGCCGCATTCTTTCCATTGTTTCCGCATATTTTGGAATAGGATCAAGTTGTAATGAAGGGGGAACTTGCTTTGCCTGATATGGCTGCACAGGTATTCCTTGAGAAGCCTGTGGCGGGGCGCTAGTAGGCGGCATAAGGCGCTCTATATTAGGGATGCCAGCATAACCGTCTTCGGGGTCTGTAAGATACTCCATTTCAAGGTGTGGATATGCCATGTGCTTTTGCGCATAATATCTCGCATCAGCTTCTTCAGGAGAAATTCCTAAAGCTTCCGCTTGTGACATTTCTCTGTTGTAAGCATCAGATACAGCTTCGCTAACATACTGGCTTCTGTAGTCCCTTGGGCCTTGTACCATTTGCAGCATTTGGCGACCCGTGCTTTCATAGTTTGGAAGGCCCATTGTCTGCATTTGACGGCCCGTGCTTTCATAATTTTGTAAGGGAACATCATTGCTTTGACCAGAACCTAAAACACCAGATGAAGCCGGTGCTGCTGGCGGCTCATAAAACCGGCCACCCTCATCGTAATACCCAACGCGCTCGCTTTCATTACCAGCAAGCATATTAGCTATATTGCCTAGACCACTAAAACCACCCGCGCCTCTGAAGCCACCACCGCTTGCCTGTGGCCCACCTTGGTCAAACATATCGGTCAAATCACGGTAGCCAATTTCTTCACGCGGTACTAAACCTTCTGTAGCACCTAATGGCGCAACCTTTGCTACGTTCAGAATATTTGATAAAGGCCCGCCAGCGAAATACGTTCCTTGCTGGTTCATCCCACCACCGTCAAATGCATCTATGTATGCAGGAACATACTTCCCAGCATCATTATAATAACCAAAACCACTTTTCTTTGTGCGGCTGGCAGTAATAGCCTTTTGACCCTTAGAGGTAGACGGGTTTACCGACTTACCACCACCTTTACCGCCGCTGCTATTTGATTTTGACGATGCTTTTGAACCGTTATCATCACTACCAAAGCTGACAGGTTTTAAACCCTCTGGGCGCTTCTTAGGTCTTTTCATTTCTTTTTACCGCCTTTGCGGCCCTTTTTCTTATATCCACAACGCATTTTCTATCCTGACATAGTTTTTAAGAGACATTTGCCTGATTTCTTACAAGCGCCCCTCGTCGGGCATCCCTTGCAAGGCGTGAAATCTTTTGCAGTCTTAGCCGCATCTTTAAAATCTTTATCTGAAGGAGCGCCAGATGCACCCTTCTTACGCATTCGCTCACCAGATCCAGCTTTAATACGTTTTCTTTTATTATGGATGTTTTCGTATAATGACATAGCAACCCCGCGCAGAGCATATATGCCGCACACTACCACATTAGGCTATGCCGCGCAAATTCCTTCTGATCGGTTCACCCCAATCCTGCTGGGTCTGCTTTCCAACGGCTAAATATCGGAATGCATCAGCGCCGTGAGATGTCCAATCATGTAGCGGCCTACCCCGCCAAGTCTTTAAACGCTCGTCAAATTCTCTACGGTATTGCCGCAACGCCTCAATGCCTCTAGCGCAATCTTTCTCGTCAAACCAGCAACGTGCAATCATAGACCGTGCAGCCTGTATTCCGTCATCTACAGCAAGCTTTGGAGCTATTGTGATGTCAGATATGCCCAGCGCGTCTAAAGTCTCTACACGGCTCTTTCCTGTGCCTAGCTCTTTAACTTGCACATCGTGCGGTAAGATATGCTCAGAATAGTGATATCCTTTCTCACTGAGAACCTTTGCATAATGATCTAAGCCAACCCCGCTGCTTTCATAATAATCTATGATGCGGATCTCCTGCCCCACATACTGAGCAAAGAATATGGCTGTGCTGTCGCCTATGCCAAGATCCCATGCGGTTGTAACTCCTACTGCTGGATCATACGGCACATTTGTCACCCTACCGTCAGAGGTAGCCGTTTTCATTTCTTGCGCGTAATATGCCCCTTGGATCGCCGCTTCAAAGCTGCATTCAAACTCTTGCTCATAGCGATCTTCGCCCATTGTGCGTTTAGCTTCTTCAAGCTCATCCTCATCAAGAATATCTGTCTCAGACGCTTTGAACATCCTGCACCACCACTCAGGATGGTTCTTCGCATAGTCATACATTTCCCAAAATTCGTTTTTGCCTTTAGGCGTCCCAATTATTGTGGCGCGGCCCTTACGATCTACAATAGCTGGCCTGATGACTGTGGGCCATGCTGATGCAGGGAAGTCAGCCATTTCATCAAGCACTACCGCATCAAAATACAAACCACGCATAGCGTTGTAATTATCAGCGCCAAATAACCGAAATCTTGCACCATTGGGAAAGTCTATCCTTAACTCGCTATGATTTACTTTTATGTGGGGAATGTCTTGGGTGTACTCTAGCGCGTAATCCCAAGCCACTGCTTTTGATTGGCTGAGATACGGGGCGATATAAGCCACCCTGACGTTAGGAAGATCAATGGTTAGCGCATCTCTGATAAGATCATTAACCGCAGCTACAGTCTTACCAAATCGCCTGTGAGCGACCAATACTGCAAAACGCTCTGATCTGTTATGAAACTCTCGCGCTTGTAGCCTTGGCGTGTAGTCAATTTCTATGACTTCCATTTGATGACAAACTCATGCTCGCCCTGTGCGCCAGATCCCGTAACCTGTAATGGCAGAACCTTTCCCATAAGAGCCATAAAGGCAGTTGGGTTTGCTTCTGCTTGCAGTTCCAGATAGGCAACCATGCCACGTTTACCACCGGCCAATTCAGCAGCCTCTAAGATCGCATCTTTTAAAAGCTTACTGTTTTTATTCTTAGCGCCTTTGGGTCTGCCCTTACCAGCAGCGGGCGGTTTACTTTTCACTATGTTAGTGTCGGCTTCAACTTCTGGTTGCATAAGTCCGTCCTTAGAGGGTGCGTCTATATGTTGTGTATAGTATGCTAAGAACCACTAAAAGAAAAGACCCCCCTCGTTGCAGTGCGTAACCTAGCCAGAGGGGGGAAGTTGAGCAGACAGAGGGTATGACGCCCAACTAAAAGACTATCACGCCTCAAATCGTTTTGCAAAACCTATTGCCTCGCGGTATGGCAACAAATCCTGATCGGTTACAAGGCCGCGCTCCACCAGCACTTCGCCCATCTTACCGTTGACCCAATTATCACCGACAGCTTCTCCGCGTTTAATTCTATCAGCATTGATCTTGTAAGTATCTGGCTTCCAAGGCCCAGAGGCAACGTCACGGCCACTGGCTTTATCAAAGCAACTTTTGATAGCTGCTGCTATGTCAGATGCTTTAGGCCATGAGCGCGAAGTATGAGCCGCTTTAATCTTTAATGCTGCACGTTCAAACGTACCGGCCAAATGATCTGGCGTAGTGTTGTTTGGAAATAGCTGATTTAAAGCTTTAGCCGTTACATCAATTTCATCCTGCTGTGCCGTTTCGCTGCTGCGCAAATGGCTAGGGATGGCATAGCTGCTTAACATTGCTGCAAGATGCCGCTTAATCATTTCCACTCTTTGACCATAATCCATTATACTGTCTCCCGTTTTGCTTGCTCAATATTTGTCATAGCTTTTTTGTAGCTATCAGATTTCTCACCATGAAGTGATTTAAAGAACCAATCAACCTCTATGCTCTGCCAACCCTTTTCTTCGCACATAGCCAATGCGTCAGATGGTTCACCACCGCCGACGAAGATCCACCGTAATTTCTCAGACAATCTTTTAGCAGCAGTTTCAGTAAGTGGTTTCTTGATAGACTTGCGATATGAGATGAAACTGTCAGCAGCTTCTTCATCCATCAACCAAGTAGATAAAATATCCCTAATATTATTACTTTGTTTTTTAACTGGTTTATTATCTGGTATAGGTTCGCCCTCTGGGGCCATTCCATTTGCCCTCTGGGTCAAATCCACTTGACCTACGGGGCAGTACCATTTTGTCCTATCGTAACCCGACTTATTAAATGTTCCTGAGATGATAAGACCAGCACTCTCAAGGGTAGACAATGCGGTTCTGATTTGCTTGCCAGAGAGATATGGAAACAGTTTTTCAAACGCCGCTATGCTGTTATATGTCCAGTAAGATCCCTCATGCAGATGGCGGTTGTTTGCAGCATTCTTCTCTGTCCAGAATAAAATGTTCTGATAAATAACAGCCGCGTTGACGCCTACAGCGCAAGCAATTGCTGGATTGAAAGTGTGATTTGACATCGTAACCCCTTTATTTTTTTGTGCCTATAGTGTATCAGGAGTTCTATTGTGTTCTCCAACACTGTTTACCCCTACGAACCGTCAGCATGACCAAGCTGGCGGTTCTATTATTTCTGGCGCTCAAAGTAATCTGACAAACGCTCTATTGTTTCGTAACGTATTTTGCCAACGCCATTTCGCACATTGTATATAGTCCAGCGCGATAATCCAGTAGCATCTGCTATAGCTTGCACCTGACGATCACCAAGCATCTGCTGGATCTTATCAAGTCGGTACATTGTACTAGCTTCCATTTTTTTTACTCCATAAATAATTATGGGGTTGTGCATAGACTACAATGCTGATAGGTACAACCCACAAAATGCAAGTAGGGGTACAAAATGCATAAACATCCAACACCAGCAGAGATCCAAGCTGCTATAGTTAAGGCTATGATTGAGATGGCTGTAAAAGAAAACATCTCAACGCATACTGTAAGCCGTATGATTAAGGCTGTAGAGACAGGCGTTAAAGCTGCAAACTTTCACCATGATTTGACCAAGGAGATTGCAGGATATGCAAGCTAATAAATTTCATCAGGCAATGGATCTTGTTGCTGAACTTAATAAATCGCACGGTGTAAAACAGCGCGGCGGCAAGCAATACACAGAGGTTGCCAAGCGCGTAGAGGCGTTCCGCATGTCATTTGGCGGTGATTACGGCATCACGACTGAGATTGTGCATAATGATGGCAAGACGGTTATTGTGCGGGCTTTGATTGCTGACAAGGATGGCTTTGTGGTTGGATCAGGTCTTGCTGAAGAAATACGCGGATCATCACATATTACCAAAACGTCTGCTGTAGAGGTTTGCGAGACTTCTGCAATTGGACGGGCGCTTGCCAGCATGGGTATGCATGGTGGGCAGTATGCATCATCAAATGAGATGGATGGCATTTCTCGCAAGGAAGCAGCACACGCTGAACAGTCTAAGCCAACAATGGAATTAGACATAGATGCCAGAGTAGATGCATCTATAGAATTTTACAAAAACTGCACCGCGTCAGCTTTTGAGAAGTTTGAGCCAAAATTTAAAAAGCTCATCAACAGCACAGGGATAACGTCAGATCAATATGACGCGCTCTTTGATGCAAACAATAACCGCAAATTGGAGCTAGGAATATGAAAGCGATTACTATCGTTGGGCGTCTTACCAAAGACAGTGAAGTTCGTGAGAACGACAGAGGGGGATTTGTCTCCTTTTCTGTCGCAGTTGACGATGGCTGGGGAGAAAACAAAGGCGTGATGTTCTTTGATGTATCGTACAACCGTCCACAGTTATCTCAGTATCTAAAAAAAGGTACGCAAGTTGCCGTGACAGGCGATCTAAAGACCCGTGAGTACAACGGCAAAACTTTTTTAGGTGTTAGGCCATCAGAAGTTAAGCTGCTTGGTGGGCGCTCTGCGGAGCCTGTAAAGTACACCGAACATCAAGCACCACCGCCCAATGATGTGGATGACGAAATCCCCTTTTAGGGGCCAATCAGGGGGTGGGTCAGGTTTGGCAATGGTGCATAAGCTTGGCAGGAAGCCCACCCCCACAACCATGTGTTTAGGAGAAAACAATGGAAATTAAAATTGATAAAAAAGTGCCAATGCCGACTGTTGGCCGTGTTGGTAAATGGCGTGATGCCTTAAAAGAAATGAAGAAAGGCCATAGCGTTTTATTGAATAAAGGCGGTGAAAGAAATGCCATGTGGGCCGCTGCAAAAAAACTGGATATAAAAATAATTTCCAGAGCAGAAGGTGACAAAATCAGAGTTTGGCGAGCAAGTGCCTAAAATTCAAGTTTAGTAAAAAAGCGGGCAGCTATTGCCCGTTTTTATAGGGGAAAAAAATGAAATATGAAAAATATTATCAGATACATCATGTCATCACACTAGAAGATGGCAAAAAGATGTCACTGAACGAATACTTAGAACATAGAGGCCCAATAAATTGGGTAGATGAACTCCCAGTGCGTATCGTAAATTGTATTAAAAATAATTTTGATGGCGCTGATCTTAACAACCCAGCAGATTTAGACTTGATTGCGAGATACAATTGGCGACGCGCTCCTAATTGTGGCCCACATTCATACTCATTGCTAATGGGATACATTGAAAAATATTGGCCTTGGCAAGAACGTCACGGTGATGGAAAGTTTGAAGGGACATTTGCGGCAATGTCTAAGGAACACGCTGCGCGTAACAAAAAAATTTATCAAGATAGGTTGAAAGGGTACACTTACAAGCAACTTGGTATTAAGTATGAATTATGCCCTCACAGAGTGAGGCAATTGTTTTTTAAAGCTGAACGCTATGGCAATTTCTTTTTAAATCCCCACGGCTATAATGACTAAAATTCAAGTACACCTAAAGAGCGGGCAGCTATTGCCCGTTTCTCAATACGATGCACAGCGCATGGAAGATTTTGCTGATGGTCAAGTTTTTAATTTGATACCTACTGGCAAAAGATCCAACCCTCACCACAATCTTTATTGGGCGGCGCTTCGCAACGTATGTAAAGACACTGGCAAATGGCCCACCGAAAAACATCTGCACGATGAGTTAAAATTTGCGTGTGGTTATTACAGCATGAAATACAATGAATTGGCTGAAGAATTTATGCGTATCCCAAGCAGCATTTCATTTGACCAGATGAGCCAGCAAGATTTTATGAAATATTTTGAGGCAGCTATGGAAAAGCTGTCAGAGGCAATAGGATATGACCCGTTACACATACAGTAAAGAAAACAACGCCCGCGAAAAAGAATTAGCAGAAATTATAAAAAGCAAAACAAATTGCGAATGTGACCTTCAGCTTAAATATAGCATTTTTGACGCTGTAGGCTATGACGCAGAAACACGAGAGCCTAAAGCATTTATTGAGATGCGCGTAGTAAATTATGCGTTTGGGCAATTACCAGAAATAATGATCCCAATGTCAAAGATAATTTTAGGCCAGCAGCAAACCCAACTTACTGGCGTAAAATCATTGTTCATGGTTTTTTGGTATAAATGCAAATCAGTAACTTATGTTGATATAAACAATATTGAGTGCAAGCCAGATTATCGGGTTACACCAAAAGGAATGAACCGCACGAACGATCCAAACGAAATAGAGGTTTGCCGATACGTTCCAAGCGAAGTTTTTAAAGTTATGGTTGACAACAGACTTTCAGAGTTTCCAACTTATCAAGGAGAAAAAAATGGCAATGCTTACACATAAAAATCCAAGAAACATAAAGATGTTTAAAGAATTTGAGATCGGTAAACCTGTTTCTAAACTTTCTGAAGAAAACAACCTAAGCAAAAGCCGCGTATCTGAAATTCTTACAAAAATAGGACACAGAAAAGCTTATGAAAACTGGTTGAATGAGGTAAAGGCTAATTATGCATCTGGTTTGCGCCCAACATATTTAACAGCAAATTTAAAAACAAAAAATTATAATTCTTGGGGGTGGGGCATTTTTGATGATGCTATAAAAAATACTTATGCTTATTATTGGATGTATGAAGTTTTGGGAATTGAAACATTAGAGCAATTTGATGAAACACCTAACCCATCGTTACTAAGGGTTTGCACGATAGGCCCAATAATTTTACTGCAAATGAGAGAGGCAAGTAAGCAATTTAAAAAGGAAAGTAAGCAATTTAAAAATGACAAATCTTATGAACAAACCACCTTTGGGCTTGAAGGAGCCTAAAGACAAAAAAAGCGTAAAATTTTTGCGTTGGGTTAGGGAACAGCCGTGCTGCGTCTGTGAGAGGTTTGGGGAAGTACAGCAAAGCGCCACCCAAGCCCATCACCCTATCCATGATCGTCACGGCACTGAGAAGCGCCCAGATACAAGTTGTATCCCTTTATGTGAAGGCCACCATCAGGGTCTTTTTGACACATCCAAAATCGCGCTTCATCGTGAACCAAAGCTGTGGCGCGAAACCTATGGGCCAGATTACAGCTACTCCCATTCAACCGAAATATAGAGAACCGGCCCCCGCTCAGGATGACAATACACTTTTCTGGCTCTGATGCTGTGAACCTGTTTGTCATCCAACACTACCTTCCCAACGATCCCGTCTAGCGCAGCCTTAACAATGTTATCCAGATCAGGCTTGCTCATATGACGTATGGCTCCATATTCAGCCTCTAGGCGTTTCATCTTGGGCCATGACTTGGGTATGTCCATGAAAGCCACCAGATCAACGTGTACGGGCCTGTCTGTCGGCTCTAGGCCATGCTGCTTCATAGCAGACCATGCTGCTGCTTGAATGCGAGCCTCATATTCTTTTGTCTTTGGCGGGGTGTAGGTGTGACCAGTGCGCGTAAACCTTGGTCTGCCCTTTCCTTGGGGCTGTCCTGACACTTGGATCTCAACTTTATTCATGGCTGGATAATATTTTTTTTAATTTATTTGTCTACCCCCCTTGACTTGTAGGCTATAAGCTACTATATATAATGTATAGACAACAAGGAGAACCCGATGATTACCGAAACTCAAAAAATAGCAAAGCTAAAATCCAAAGAAATGTTCATGGTTAAATTTGAAATGTGGCGTCCTGATCGTTTAGATAATGTGTCGGATTTTGTTATTGGGTTCACGATGAAAGAAGCACACAGCCGCATGGCTCGCCGCGCTAAAGCTTACGGTGGAGATTACAAGGTAATCAAAATCACCGAAACAAACGAATATGATCTTTGCAACTAAGCAACAGGGGCTACGGCCCCGCAACGGCTAGGAGGCCAATATGATGACTACCGACCAAATCAAAACTGCAACTGACGCTGATTTAGCTGAGTGGATGGCAAACGCTGTCGCCACACAAAGCTGCACCGGCCATACCAAAGGCCACTTCAATGAAGTTGCAGCAAGCAATTACCGCGATGAGCTAATCAATCGGGGCCATGAGATCCCGACGATTGATTTCTGGGAATGCTTCAGAGGTGCAGATAGCAGCTACCGTGACAAGCTGTTTGAAACAGGAACCTATAACGGCAAAGGTTCATTCTAAAATAAATTGGGGCTACGGCCCCTTTTTTTATGTTTAGGGGTTGCAATGTAGTCTATAGTCCCCTATATATAATTTATAGGCAACAAGGAGATGACCTAATGGAAAACGCAATGAACAACTTACTGGCCGCAATTAAATCTGATTACAGAAAATGGCATGGCCCCAACCCATGTGTTGTAAAAACCGATATGATAAATGAATTTGAAAATGGCCTGTCTTATAAGGTTGGCCCAAAGTATATTAAAATTACTACTAAAACCCGCCATCAAGAAATGGTTTGGGGTTTTGTGATGAAGGCAGATGACGCCAAGTTTCAAGCCGGTGACATTCTCAAGCCCGCCGGTTGGTCAGCGCCAGCCCGCAATAAAGCGCGTGGCAATATTTTCGGTGACTATCAAATTCAATGGACAGGCCCAAACTACTTGGTCTGATAATCAGGGGGCTACGGCCCCCACTACAGCGACAGGAGAACGCTATGAAACTTTATACGAACAACAAAGGCGAATGGGCTGGAACGCAAGCTGACGCTCGCAAGCGC